AATTTAAGTCAAACTAGTTATTTCGTTGAAAGATTTGAGACAGGATTTGAGATACAGTTTGGTAAAGAAAATTCACTTGGAAATGAAGTTTTAGATTCATATAATACAAGAATTAGTTATTTGACATCTAATGGAACTGCTGCAAATAATATAGTTAATTTTGAATATGTTGCAGAAACAAGCAATAATATTGAACTTATACAAACATCATCTGGTGGATTGAATGGTCCAGATATAGATTATTTAAAATTTATTGGTCCTAAGTTTTTTGCTGCACAAAATAGAGCAATTACAAAAAATGACTTTTTAGCAATATCTACTGTATATTTAAGAAATAAAGGTTTTGATGTATCTAAAGATAACTTCTCAATTTTTGGTGGCGATGAATTATTTCCACCAAAATATGGAAGAGTTTTTATTGCAACTGATTCTATTCCGACATCAGATGTATTAGATCTTATATCATATCTTAAGACAAAATGTGCTGTGACTATTCTTCCTGAATATGTTCAATCCACATCGGACAATCTTACTTATGATGTGCAATTGAAATTCAATCCAGAGATTACATCATCATCTACAAAACAAAGAATAATTTCAAATATCAAAAATTATTTAATTTCAAATTATTCTATTATAAGTAAATATAATATTACTTTTGATATAGCCCAAATAAAAACAAATATTTTAAATAATTTTTCAGATGTTCGATCTGTTGATATTATCATGAACTATAATAAGATATTTACAGATGCACCAACAAATGGTGTAACTATAAATTTAGAAAATGAATTTAATATTTTAGTCGGCTCAACTAAATCAGTAACAGAATCTTTCTTAGATAAGAATAGTAGAACCGTACAATTAAGAGCAACAATTACAAATACTACTGAATTAGATACATTTGTACCACTTAAAACATTTGTAAGAACTTCTTCAGGTTCATATAATTATAATTCATCATTAAATTATGGAAGAATTAATGTTAAAAAGGGTATTTTGGAAATATACAATATAGCATCTGGAAACATTCAAGTTGATTTAAATTTTGTAAATGATAAATTTATAACTTCTCAGAATACTAAATTTACAATTTTATCTAATAAGGTAATAGAGGCTGGTACATGATACCATATCTTATACAAGACGCAGTATTAAATAATAATCATGCTGTAAATGCATTGATTGATTTGGTTATTCAAGAAATTGAATCAACTCAAAATAAATCATCATCTGCAACTCGTCTTGTTGAGAATGATCCTAGATTTAATACAAATAATACAGAAACTTGTGGTACTTTATTTGATATTACAAAATTTATTCCATTGTGGGTAATCAAAGAAAAAACAGAACGTGAAGGTAATGGAGAAAGTGTTTTAACAATCTATGATTTTTTACAAAAATATTATGATTGGCTATATTGTGATAATTCATCTGGTGGACAATATGGGCTTTCTAAAAATATTTTAGATCTTATTGATGTAAGAAAAACAAAAGAAAATCTAATACAAAATTTGTATGCCGTATACGCAGAATCATTTACTGGAATATTTAATTCTACTTCATTAACAGTTGGAAGATCGGAATTAGAAAAATTCTTTATAGGAATAAGAAAAAACTTTTACCATCGAAAAGGAACAGAAGATGGTATTAGAAAGCTATTAACTACATTATTCGTAATTGATGAAGCTGATATTGAAATTGAAATACCCAAACAATTTATATTAAGACTAAATGGTGGTAAATTTGCTGACTCAAATTTCACTTTTAGAACTGGAACAGGTGACACTGGTGGTTATCTTGAAAAGGGTGATCTATCTGGAAGTTATTTGAATTTTTCAAAACTTCATGACACAACATGGTTTCATGATTACTCATATCTTGTATTTGTTGGATCATATTATAATGATAATGATGACCTGGAACAAGTTTATAGAGCTTCAAACCATCCAGCTGGAACACATTTAATATTTGGTAAACAATTATCAGATTTTCAGCCAGCAGAACCAGATGATGAGGTGGGAACTATTTGTGAATACCCAATGCTCTCAAACTATGCCCCATATCGTCTTAACATAACATACGGTTCTTTGGGAACCATAAATGGATATACTTTCTATGGAATAACTTCATGTATAGGTTGTTGTGGAGCTAGTTACTCTGGATTTACTGGTCCTACACATCGATTCCCAAATTGGAATCAGCTAATCACCGAAGATACCTTTGGTAATATAAATATACAAGATTTTATTATTTTATGTTATTCTGACGGTCTTACTAGCCCAAACGAAAATCTATCCTGTACTGGTTGCAACTAATGTTAAAAAAATCTAAAGATATTCAGTCATATATTTCATCTATAGGAAAAACCGAACATTTACATGTTTTTGTCGGTCAATCAGATAGTGTTGCTGATGATACTTCTACAATATCTTCTATAGATTTGTGGAGAGATATGGCATTTAGTAAGAAAGTTAGTAAGGCTGACGTTATAGGTGTTATTAATAACAATCCCTGGTCATCTGGAAATATTTACTATCCTTGGAAATCAAACAAACAAAATACAAATTCATATTATGCATGGAATAAAGAAAATGGAAATGTTTATCTTTGTATTCAAAATAATGCATATAATAGAATAGATCGTGAAGGACAAAATGCTTCAACATATATTCCAAATCACAGTTATGGAATACAATCATATCCAGATGGTTATTCCTGGCTACCGATTTACAGAATAACAGGTGATTTGCTAAGATTTGTTAAGACTGAATGGATTCCTGTTATATCATTTGAAACTTTTGAAGAACAAACATTTTCTACAGAATATACTGCACAGACTGAATTTTGTTCAAACAATATAACAGCAACTGGATCGTGTGCTTTATATTTTAAAGATAATAATCAATTACCAATATCTGGTATAAGTTTTGAAAATTATTCTAAAGGAGATTTATATACCTCCTTTATTAGTGATTGTTCTGAGTGTTATACACTTTTTACAGATAATCCTAAGTTTTACAATAAATTCTATCCAACTGGTACTAGTGTAAATTCAACTTATACAATTGAAGATAAGTTTGATTTAATTGGAAGATTGATTTCAGAAAATAAACTACCAGCTTCATCTCCATATTATGCATTATATGAAATAGCAAACAATGGGCCAGATGATGGTTCTCTTATTTCTGCACAGTTAGATTTATCAGGAATAACTGGTGATGATTTAGTTGTTAGTATACAAAATCCTCAAATTACTATTACATCAGCAACTGGATCAGGAGCATCAATGAGATTCCTGACCTACACAAATATTGATGGAAAATATATTGTAGAAGGTGTAGAAGTTCAATCAGGTGGAACCAATTACAGAGATATTAGTTTGAGTATATCTAATTCAATATTTACAAATACTAACATTGTTGATATTTTATTATCATCAATTAATGTTAATTTTGATAATATTGATGGATTAAACATAGATCCATATGATGTATTGAATTGTAATAATGTTATGGTAGATACAAGAATAGATACAAATGAATTATATTCGAGTGCTGTAGCATTGCCAGAAACTATAAATTTATTTGGTTTAGTATCTAATCCTTTAGAAGAATTACCAAATGGTGATCTTGTTATTGCTGGAGCTGAATTATCTCCATATAACAGTAAAGTAAAATCAGGTGGTTCTGTGGTTTCTGTTTATTATCCTGGTGACGAAACACTTGGAAATCCCACAACTATTCCAAGTAAAGGTAAAGGGTCTGCAAATTCTATTATATCTGGTGTAAATAAAAATACAAATACAGCCAGAATTTTACAGAATGTATCAAATGATCCACTTTATGTTTTTGATTATCCACAGTTACCTTACGAGTCTATAGTCACTGTTAGTGGAATAGATTATTCTAACTTGTCTTCTTTATCTGAAATTACAGATTCAAGTGACAATGAATTCATTGTAAGTACCGTGATTTCATCACCATCATTCAAACAATATTCTGGTAAAGTATTACAAACAAAAAGAACTTCAAGAGATCTAAAGTTAACAACAACATCTGGTACATTATCCAGAATAATAAGAATAAATATGATTAAGGGATTATAATGGCTAACGAAATATTTGGAGATATTACAAATCCATCATCCTTGAGTAGAAAACCATTCTACTCAAGATTTACTTCTTTTGAAACCACAGAAGATAATTATATATTGATCGGATTCACACCTGGGTTAGCATTACAAGCCGCTGAATTAAATGAAATTCAAGATATTTATCACAAAATAGATAAATTAAGTAATACTATGATGTCTAATTGGACATTATATGCATTACAAAATATTGCAGATATATCAGATTTCACTGGAATAATATGGGATGGAACAATTCCATTATCACCAGATATGATCACAGTATCTGGTGATTTTATAACATTTTCATCTGGATGGTATTACTATAATCATTCAAGTGGTCTGAATCATTGGGTATATCTTACAGAAGATATTATCTATGATTCATCTTTAGATGCAGCAAGTGGTTTTATAGGTTTCAGTATATCAACATTAGATGTATTTTCCTCTTCAGATGATCGTTTATATGATAACTCTTCTGGAAGTGTTAACACTAATAGTCCTGGTGCATATAGAGTAAATCATAATATAACAGGTGCTAATTTTAATACTAATGCCAATAATACAAAAGTAATAATAAGAAAAACAAATAATGTTTATACTTATTTTAATGGAATGCCAATTTAATAAAGGTTAAAGATGCCAGTTACAAATAACACATATACTATTTCTACATTAGGAGCTACGGCTACTTTTTATGATTGGTTTAATAAAGAAAATAATGATATTATTGCTAAATTAAACTTACTTAAGGTATATGGAGCCACAAGTGGTGATGGCATTTTAGCATCAACAAATACTAGTGGTCAATTATCACTATCAATAGGTGGTACATCTGGAATAATTCAAGCTCCTTTAACATTTAATAACACAATTACTTTTAATAGTAATGTAAATATTCCAAATATTAATATTCAGACAACTGGTATTACATCTGGAACTTCTGGTTATACATTTGGTACACCAGTTAGAATTTACTTAGACTCAATAACACAGGCATTAGGTTTAACAGCATCAAGAGCAAATACTCCAGAAAATGCTGAAATATTAGGATTATTATCTTCAAGAGGAATCACATCATCAACTATAACCATTGCTGGTAAAATTACTGGAGATTTTTCTGGAATTTATGGTAAAGGTCTTAGTGCTGGTTGCATCTATTTTTTAGATAGCATAAATGCTGGAAAAATTGATGATGATGAACCACAAACTACTGGTACTGTTTCTAAACCAATAGTGATGGGTTTAACTCTAAATGAAGGTATAGTTTTAAGTTATCGTGGTAATTATTTAAATTACGATCTCACAAGTTATGGTTCTTCTGGCTCAAATCAAATAGTATTTTCTCTTAATACTGCACTTTATTCATCAGCAAACTCAGAAATATTGCTTGGTGATGTGTTGTCATTTTCTCCGTCTTATGCAACTTCAATAAATGATGTCGATGCTTTAGGTAATAGAAAAAATTATGGAGGTTGGTTCCATAGTAGAGCTGGAAATGATGAAGAAGTTTATATTGTTGGTGTTGTGATTGAAAAATTTATAGTTGGTTCAAATCTTTATATTACTTTACAATTATCTGGATATACATCAGTATTACCTGGTGTTGGTGGTTCATATTTAAATGATGAGTTTGATCTTTCAGATAGGTCTGATAATCCTCAATTAATTTCAGCCACGACAAGACCAGGTACTCTTCCTCTTATTGCTATTAATTATGATGTATCATCTGGTTATTCAGTAATTGATATACAAAAACCTTATACTACTTCATCAACAACTGATCTTCGTTCTACCTCTCTTCGTTCTACCTCATCGTCATCAGCAGGAACTCCAAATGTTCTTATAAATGGTAATTTTGAAGTATGGCAGAGATCAAATATTGGTAGAGATGTGCCTTATACATCAACTGGGAATGTTATATTTGCTGATCTATGGAGAAGACACGATGGTGTCACTGGTGGAGATAGTTTCAAGAACTTTTATATAACTAGACAATCATTTAGTGATTATCAGACAGAAATAGAAGGAAGTCCAAATTATTATGTCGATATAAAGGCTTTAGGTTCATCAGCAGCATCTTATGCTGGAATCACTACTGCTAGTTACCCTGGATATACTTTCTTCGATCATATGATGGTTGGTCATGTTATTCCAGATGCAAAAGCAGTCGATAAGAAAAATGTAACAGTTAGTTTCTATGCTAAGACATCACATTCAAATTATAATACTGCTATAGTATATCTCTCAAGATATAATGGAACTTCTTTGTTAGATTATAAAGTATTGGGAACTGTAAATTTAACTACTAACTGGGCAAAATATAATATAACAACTTATGTTGATGAAGTATCTTCGTCGGTTACACCATTGGCGAATGATTATTCTGAAATTGGACTTGATTTAATCCCTTTAATTACTCAAGCAAATGAAGCATCTGAATCAATTTCAACAAATGTTTATGTATCTTTAGCTTCATTCAATGCTTCATATGGAACATCATCTATATCTAATCATCATTTTATTCCATATGGCCAACAATTAGATTATTGCCAACAATATTATTATACAACATATGCAAGGGAAGAAAGAATAGGAACACCAACATTAGTTTCAAGATTCATAACATCAGAAACTACTCCATATCTTGTAACTCTTCCAAATTATTCATCAGTTGTTCATGAATTACCAATTCACATGAGAACAACACCTACTATAACATTATACTCACCATACAGTGGATCTTCAAATGAAGCATATAATCAAACAGAGACAAGAGAATTAAGGTCCACAAATGGTACTGTTGGATATGCTGGAGGAATACGAAGTGCATCTGGTGGTATAGCAATAAATGCCACACCAAGAATAAATACTATTAAAATAAATGTGAGTGAAGGATATACTTCATACGATCAAATTTATTACCATTTCATTGCTGATGCTGACTATCCAATTTAAGGAATAACATATGGCTACATCAATTAGTTCAAATATACGAGCAGCAAATACAGTAGTAAATTTATCATCTGAGGGTGGTAATAGATTGATGGTACAGATAGGATCTGCACAAATTGCACCTCCAGGCTTATCTGCTGGTGATGCAATATTTTATAGTATATCATCATCAAAGTATCAGAGATCAAAAGCAGATTCACCAAATACTGCTGAAGTTTTCGGAATAGTAGAAAGTGTTGATATTTCTGGAAATGCGAATGTTGTATTGTATGGATCAATCGGTTTAACTGGATATATTAATATTGATGATGGTGGTGAAGGTGGTCATGATATTTACTTCCTTAGCGATTTAACTGCTGGAAAATTACAGTCATTGGCTCCAACCAATCAAAATCATATTGTAAAACCAGTATATCAAGTAGCACCACACGGTAATTTTACAGGAACAGTAGTAAACTACATTGGTTATAAAGTACCAGTAAGTGAATAATTATGGGAAGTACTGGAAGCAGTTATGTTTATTCTTTAGAAATCGAATCCTATAGATCAGGATTAACTGGTATTACAGGTAATACTGGTGCTACTGGTTCAATTGGAGCAACTGGTAATAGTATTATTGGACCTACAGGAAACACTGGAGGCAATTTAGTAAATATTACTATTGCAGAAGATAAAACATTTGTTTTTCATTATAGTGATGGAAAAACTATTTCTTCCATTGCACGTATTATTGGTGCTAATGGTTATTCAAAAATAAAATTACTTGGTGTAAGTCTTTTTAATTTTAGTCCATTAAATAATTCATTAACAAATCAAACGTATGATTCTCAATTTCCTGTTGATATATTAACATTTAAAGGTATATCATCAGCGAGTTCTCCATACGTAAGAGTAAATTATATCAATAATAACACAATTCGTGTTGATTTTGATGCAATCAATATTGGATTTATTGGTATAAGTGGTGGAACTTTAGGAAATATTTTACAAAATCTTCCAGGACAAAAACAGGCTGGAATTACTTCTACCAAATATAATGAAGATGAAGCATCTATATTAATACAACATAAAAATATACATGAAAGTCTTGTAATTTGCAAACCCAATGTTGTAAGTTCATCATTAGTTTATTGGAAAATAGATCCATCACAAGGATCTATATTTCACATCAATCCATATACAAATACTTTAAATACAAATAATGAAATAAATGGATATGTGTTCTTTATAAAAGAACCACAATATGGTACTTTATCTAAAGGTATCACAATTCAATTTCCAAATACATTTACATTAAATTCAAATAAAATATATTATGTAATTTATGATAATGATGCTGATATTGATTCTGGAATTACATTAGGTGATAATTTCTATAATAGATTTGATGTTGCTGGTATAGAATGGCAAAATAATTCATATTTTTGCCCAGATTCATCATTTAATGCTCTCAATCTAATTTCAATTGGTGGAAGATATCTTGCATATCCTGTACAATATCAACAAAATAGTGCAAGTTCAAATACTTCTATTGATTCAGAAAGTTTAAGTGTAACATGCTACCCATATTCAGAAAGATTGCCATCACAAGAATTTTTTACTGGTGGTTTATGCTGTCCAGGCAATTGTACTTCTTCCGCTTATGAAAGCATAAGTGGTGGGTGTACTGGCTATTTCATTCCAACAAAAAGAATATCAAATTCATCATTGTGTACTAGAAAAGGTAGTTGTTGTATTAAAACAGCAGAAAATACCTTTACACCAAGTGAATTAACTTATTGTGAATGTGCTACTAGTGCTGGAGAGAATGAATTTATTTTTCACCCATTTGAGGGGCTAAAGAGTACATTAGAATGGTTTTTATGTGATGATACATGTTTTCGTAATGTTCCATCAGGTTCTTGTTGTGATGGACTTGGTAACTGTTTAGATTCTAGTATTATTACTTGCAATGAACTAGGTCACTTTTTTCAAGGCATTGGTGTTAAATGTAAACCTAATAATGCCTCGCAATTAAACATATGTTCTGGTGGTAGTGGTGGATGTTGTGATTCTGGTATGACTTGTGTTAATGGATATACAGGATCACAGTGTATTTCTGAAAGTAAATCATATCTAGGTGATCAAAAATATTGTCAATCATTTAATTGTTCACCAGATTCTATTGCATGTTCACAGACTATTCCAGGTATATCAGAATTAAAACAGGGTGATGAATATGCTGGAGGTATTGTTGTTGGAATATTTGATTTGAATACTTCTAAAATTTTCGGTAATGATATTTTTAATGATATTAGTGCAGTTTCTAATTTCTTTGACATTGATACTATAAATTCTGATAGATCTTCAGTGCCTTTTACTATTAAATACGATTTTAATGGATATGGTTTTGATAAATCTTTTGCATCTAGAACTTCTAGAGAAGATAAGTTTATATTAATTATTTCTAAACAAGATTTAGAATATCGAAATACTTCACATTTCATTTGGTCTAAAAATCAAATTGCTTGGGGATATATATACAATCCAATAACAAATAATATAGAAGAGATCACATCAAAATCTGTATTTAATTTAGGTGAAGGTGTTGTATCTTTGACAAGTTTATCAAGCAATACCTTTGCATTACCAACTATAAGAACTAGTGGTAGTTCTTTACAATGGCTTTTCGATCAATCATCTTCTGGATATACTGGTAAATGGAGAAGAAATTATGGTTTATATAATACTCATAGACTATTGACATCTAAGCTGTTATATAATGAAGATATATCATTAACTACTCCAACAATCTACCAGGCAATTAAACAATACAATATTGACAATCCTCCTACAACAGAAAGAGAATCAAGTTGGTTTATTCCATCACACGATGAACTTGGTTTTATTTCATATCTAACACAGCAGACAACAGATTTTAATATAAATGTTTCATTACTGTTGTCTGGTTATGATCAATTAAATGGAATTTACTGGACATCAACTGGAGCACACACCACAGCAGATGCACAAGCATCCTCTACTAAAGGATCAAATGCTTGGATTCATAATATTGATGCAGAAAATCCAGAAAACAATTATTCTATAACTGCGAATAGAATAGAAAATACATATAAAGTTAGGCCAATTAAATTAATAAGATGTGATGGATCGTATCCTTCAGTAAGTGATGAAACATACAAACTATGGCGTTTGCCATTAATCTAACATGACTATAGGAAGCTCATTTTTACCTTATATAAGCAATATTGTTGGTTCAACAGGTCCAACAGGTCCAACTGGTCCAACTGGTCCAACTGGAATTACTGGACCACTTATTGCTGGTCCAACTGGGGCATCTGGTTTAGGTATTACTGGCTTTACATATATTTCTGGAAAAAATCTTACAATTTATATTGGAGGAACTGGTTCAGTTTCTTTAAATATACAAGGAAATACATCTGCTTATAGTAATGAATTTTCTATTTTAAAGGGAAATACTACAAATGGTATTTCTGTTATTGTTCATGAACCAGAAGATTTGAGAGATTTAAATATACAATTACTTACTGAAGGAGCCACATTAGCCCTTAAAGGTATAACATTTAAATCTTCTACAAATTCTTTTAGTTCAATTTCTGTAGATGTGAATAAAATATCAGTAGCTGGTAAAACATACACAGTTTATCCTGTAGGCGACACTGGTAATATAGCATTTATATACAGTGCCACAAAAGCAAAAGGAGTTCCTAATAGTTATTGGGATAATGGTATTTCTATGTTGGATTTACCATTAGCATCAGAGAGACACGCAATACACAATAATATAAATTATGGAAGTTCTATATCATTTACTCAAAATATAGTAGGATTTAGTGGTGCTACTGGTATTGCTGATACATTATTTAATTTTAATCCATCATATGCTATTAATCCAAACTTTTCTAGATATCAAGTAAATTTTGATGTATATAATAAGATTGAATTAAATCAAACATTGTATATTGGTTCAAGTGGTGCAAGTAATTTTAATATTTCATTTTTGAAAAACACATACAATCGTGGATATTCGTTTACTCCACAATTAATAACCAGTGAAAATGTTGGATCTTGTTGTTTATGTGAATTAAATGAAACAGATTCTGACATAAAATGTCTTGATTATGTTAATAAAGAATATTGTTTGGCTATGGGTGGTAGTTTTAGAACTTCAGCTTGTTCTTCTAGACTAATAAATGGTGATTGTTTTTCCGAGGGAGCTTGTTGTGTTAATGGAAAGTGCGTAAATACTTCCCAAGAATTATGTTTGAAATATGGTGGTATATTTAATCCACTTCAGGTATGTAATAATACAGAAGGTAGTGATGAATATTTTACATGCTTAACATCATGTCCAAATGACGTAGTTACTGGAAAATGTTGTATTAATGGTAAATGCTTTGATAATTTTACAAATTTTGAATGTATTTCTATAGAAAATTCAACATTCCATGCTGGTCAATCATGTCTGGGTGATTGTGATGCTACGTGCAAGGAAACATCAAAGGGTGGATGTTGTTTAGCAGATGGAAATATTATTGAAACCTTTGCAGACGAGTGTAATGGTGTATTTTTAGGACCAGGTGTATTTTCTGGTAGATGTTGTACATCTGAACTTAGTGTAGGTTATTTTTCATCAACAAATACATCATGTAGAGCAACAATTAATATTCCATGTTTGGATATAGGAACAAAAGTAGCTGGTGGATATTTAGTTGGTATTGTTGGGCATCCATCTCCATGTAATAATTTTTCCACACCATTATTGGCAAGAGGACAAGTTTTAGGTTGTAGATATTATCCAAGAGGCTTTGTAAATAATTCATCAAATTATAATTATAAAAATTGCTTTGGTGAATCAGGTATTACTTTTGGCACTGATGATTTGCCAGCTTCTAAATTAAATATTGATTATTTTATAAGAACATATCCTACAATTCTACCACAAGAAGCAAAAGAAAACCAGTGCTTATTTAAAGGTGGAATACCACATATAATTCAAACGTATGATGGATTTGTTAGATCAACTTCAACTTCAGAAGATGAAATACAATGGCCATCATCAAGTATGTTTGAAGGTAATTCAAATGCATCTCAATTAGCATTCTCAAATCAAGATTTATCTGACGTTATGTTATTTGAGGGTCTTGGGTTAAATGGTTCATCTAAATATAAAAGATTAGCATATCAATTTTATGAATCTACTGGAATGCCTTTATTATGGGCATTAATAATCTCCCCAGATGACATTGAGATCAACGAAGGTGATAATTTATTAAAATGGGGTATGTCTGAGGGAAGAGTTAAGGGATTAAATAATTACAATCTTGAACCAATTAGCACATGCCCACTTGATGGTTTCATGACAACAAGAATGTTTGATGAAACATCAAAAGAAAACACATATTTTTGGTTTAGATCTATAAACTTAACGCCAGGACAAGTTGGAAATTCAAATAGTGATCAATATGCATTTGATCGTTTCTGTTTTTATGATGGTAGTATTTCTGGTAAAAAGAATTGGTCTGATACTGTAAATGAAACAACTATTGAAAATGATATAACACAATTTGCAGTAAAATATGCAGAAATGTGGGATAGTAATAATCCAACAGATTCTTGTACAAAGCAGATATCTATTGTAAATCAAACAGGAATTAATGGATATACAGATTGGTATATTCCAAGCATTATTGAATTAAATTATATTTACGCAAATATGGTTGATTTAAATAATTCACTATTAATTAATGGTGATAATCCATTAAATGATGAACTTAACTATTGGTCATCAACAAGTCTTTGTACCCTACATTCATGGAATAATAATAATCCTGATGATAAATCATTTTATACAATATACGAAACACCAAATAATTCACATAATAGTAAATTTAGATTTACAAAATCGGATTTTAATTTAAATGAAAATGATTTATATAAATTAAGTATGAATACATGTGCTGGTGAAACAATGTTGGTGCAAAATTTCTCAGATGGATTTGTACAATCAAAACCAAGAAATACTAAATCTGCCGCGTTGCGTCCAGTAAGAAGAATACCAATCGTAAAAACAAATAATCCTTTATGTTATTGGATTTCTGAAGTTTATGAAAACCATGATTATGAATCTTGTCCTTCATGTCCCTCTGGTGCATCATATGGATGTGCTGAATAAATAAAATTGGAATATTATGTCAAAAAGTACTATAGGAACATACGTTATAAGAGGGCCACAGGGTCCAATTGGTCAATTAGGAGCCACAGGAAATACTGGACAAACGGGAAATACTGGCCCTACAGGACCAACTGGTGATTATGGTGTGTATATTCAATCTATACAAGCCTACACTAATAGTATAATATTGACATTATCCAATGGTTCAACCCAAGAAGTAACTGGAAATTTCCGTGGTGCTACGAGTGAATTTTATATTGGTGGCACAACAAGTCCAGAAGATTCTTATAGTTTTATATCATCATATGATTCAGGAACACAGACTGTTTCAATACGTGGAATGACATTCACTGGTTCTTTATATTTAACTGAAGATTCAGATTATATCTATATTCATACAAATATATCAGAAGCACCATCAGAACTTGATATAGCAAATTTAAATCAAAATACATTAGTATATTTGAAAACAAATAGTCAAATATCTAGCACTTCTATTGGCGTATCTTATGATGCAAATTACTATAATGGAACACTCGTATATAATGATACTGGTTCTGGAAATGGTAGAGCAAAATTAAATGCTTCCTCTAAGATAAAATATGTTGGTCCAATTACTAGAGATGATGATTTAATCTATCTAAATGCTGATGATGCAGGAACATTTTACTTAGCAACACCAATTGGTATCGCAGGAATTACTGGTACATTTAGAGCAAATGAATCAATATCTTTAACATTGATTCCAGAAAATGAAAATATATGGCATTTCCCAGAAAATATTTATTTTGAATCTGGTGAAAATTATTTAACATGTGGTAAATCAATTATTAATATAACTTCAACTGATCAAGGCGAAACATGGTTGGCCACAGTTGCTGCTAGAGGTTTTGATGTTGATGTTAATTCCTGTGTATTATCAAATACATTGGGATCATGTTGTTATAGTGCTGAAAATTTTGAAACAAAATGCAAAGATTACATAACAAAAGAAGCATGTGAATCACTGTTTGGAACATTTTATCCATTGAGATCATGCAAAGATGCTTGTGGATCAACTGGAATTTGTTGTACAAATGGTAGATGTATAGAAGATACAACACCATCTGAATGTGAAGCCTTCGGTGGTAGTTATTATTCTGGAATTACCTGTGGTGCGTATAATAATAATCCAGATGATACTAATTTCGGATCTAGATTATGTCCTAATAATTGTGAACAAGATGGTTTAGTTTCTTGTTGTAAAGATGGTGTATGTTTGGGCGATAACTTTACAAAATTATTATGCGAACAAGTTCTTGGTGGAAAAGCCGTTGAAGGTTCATGTTCAGAAGCAAACTGTTGTGATCAGTTGGTTGGACCTGGACCTTGTTGTACTATAGGTGGTTGTTTAGAATTAAATAAAGTTGAATGTGATGCTGTTGGTGGAATTTTCATGGGAGAAGGTTTACCGTGTAATCAAATCAATTGTGAATGTTTAGATATAAATTCACAGAATGATCCATTCGGAGCTTGTTGTGAAAATGGAGTTTGTTCACAAAAATATCAATCTCAATGTAAGGGTAGTTTTATTGGTGGTGAATGTGATATTAATACATGTCTAATACCATCTGGAGCTTGTTGTAAAGATTGTGATTGTACACAAGTTAGCCAAACTGTATGTCAGTCTCAAGGTGGTCAATATAATGGTGATGGTACTTCATGCCCAGGTAATTGTAGTTCATCTCCAGAATGCGCATGTTCTAGTGGAGGATTTACTGAATTATTTGATTGTACTGAGCCGACATCAATGGATTGTCTTACATCCATAAAAATGTATCCAAAGGAAAATTTAGAATCATCTGAAATTACATCACATTTTACAAGTGGTATAGCATTTTTTCAATATCACGAAAAATTTGGTAATGATCAAATTCGTTATATTTTTAGACAAGGAATGGCTGTAAAAGATTTATTTATTCCAGTTGAAAGTAATAACATAGCTGATTTTAATGCTGGAGTAAATATAATAAAAATAGATGAAGATGGCACTGGTCGAGTATGTTTAAAATTAAACATAGCAAATGTTCAATCCATGTCTTCTGATCAATTTAAATCATTAAGATTTTATCTATTAAGAACTAATTATCCAAGACATTACTCACAAAATTTAGCTGCATTACGAGGAATAACAAATTCATACGGAACAGATACCATTGATTCCATTAATCCATTATCACAAACAAGTGAAGATACAGATGGAAATGGAGATATACAGACGATAGACGCTAATGTATTTATGCCAGGAACTGATAAATTACGTAGACAATTAAATGGACCTTTATATGGAGGTATAAGAAAAAATAGTGTATCAGAAATTTTCGAAGGCCAACTTAGACCTTTAGCTTATAATACTAATGATTATAAAAATCATTTTTTAAATATGGGTCTTAATACATTTGGTATAACTGGAATATATGATATCGTAAGAATGTCTCACAACATTGGAAATAATCAACCTGGACAGGGTTTTAGAGTTATACATAGAGCAAATGAAGGTTCAGTTATAAGTTCTGAGTGTAGAAATGCAAATTTTACAACAACATATGCTGATCCACGAATAGGACCATTGGTTAATGGTTCTTCATTAAATACAAATTTATTTTCAATACCATCTAAACAAGATGAAACTATATTTTATATTGCTTCAACAAATATGGAATATAATACTAATATTCCTCCACTAAATTATTTATATTATGCACTTATAGATGAACAATGTAAATTTTTAAAATTGGATCATATAGTTACTAGTAATGACTTTTTACAACCTTTCGTAGATTCTGGATATCTTATTCCCTGTGTAAAATCAACCACATTTATTCCAAACTATCCTACATCATCTTTACCATATATTCCATATGGTATGCTTTTAGTTGGTTATCACGCACATGGATATAATAAAATAATAAATCCACAAACTGCTTCTGGTATTCCAAGCAATACAATACAATCGTATTATAAATTATTATCTAAATTATCAATGAATTTTTCAAATAGATTTTTTAATCTTAGTAATTTAGCTAATGAATATTTAAATTATTCGGTAGGATTAAATGATCCAGGTCATCCATGGATTGTTGATTTAGTAGACCCACAATATAATTATAAATATGAACAATTTAATCAAAATCTATCTTTAGATTGTAAAAAATATAAAACTAGAGATGATGCCATTATATTTGATTCTGGTGCTATAAAGATAAAATCAACAGCAACAATTGAAAATGGAAATAGATATTATCATGAATTTTTGATTGATAACATTCCACGTGATTTTGATAATAATAATTTAATTTTCATTCCAGATACTTCAAGCGATATAAATCTACATCAATTTTCATATGCAATAAATCGATCGCAATATATTTATAAAAATTCAAATGCTATTGCTGATCCATTTTATGAGAATAAAAGAACGTATCCTAAAGGCAATTTAGTTATTCCTGAATTTTTAAATCAAGATGGAAGTATTGATGTAATTTGTTGCATCACAATTCCAAATATAAGATCATACATGCCATCATTTGATGATATTCAAAATGATACTACACATAACGATCCTTATGATGATGGTTATTATCTTAAATCATTTGCAGATACACTTAGATTGGTAATTTTTACTGATATAATTTCACCAGATAATACTGTAAATCAAAAATCAGATGGAAATATTACAGATATAACATTATCAACGAATTGTTTTGGACAAGGATGTAATTTTGAACCATCTGGTGAATTATTATCTTGTCATGTTTGTGATGGTGACTTTTTTACTGGTGATCGTTGTCCTTCATATAATTTTATGGTATGCAATAAATTGAGAGCTGGATTTGGTGAGCAATGTGGTAATGAAGATCCATCAATAGAATGTTACCCAGATTGCCCTGATACTGGAAGTAATTCTTGTTGTATTCAGGCAGGAAGTCTAAATTGTGATGATTCCTATTTTTATGCAAGTGGTACAGTTTCAATAAATGAAAATTTATCATGTAATAAAGTTAATGTTGAGGTAAGTCTTTCATGTGGCTTAATTGATGAACCACCAGTATCTGCTTGTGGTAGTTATTTATATGATGGCTGTGGTTTTCCAAATGCAATCAATGCATTTCAATGTGCCACTGATGTTGGAACTCCTTGTGTGGGAAACACTGTAGTGTGGCCCACTTGTGGTAATCCTGGAATACCATACTTTATAAATAGTCGTAAACAAAGAGTTTGTTTTGCTTTACCAGTAGTCATTGATGATCCATATGATATAGGTGAAAATTGTAGTTTATGGTCTGAATTAATAAGAACATTATATGCTGCATGTTTTGCCAATGGTGGTAGTGGTTGTAATGATTGTCTTGGAAGTATACCTGAATTTTCATGTACATCTTCAGGATTTGCTGGAGATCTCAGATTAATTAATAAGAAAATATATGTAAATCAAACAGATTCTATCTGTGTTCCAATGGATCCTTCTAATTTAAATATTCTAAATACTTTTGAGGATTGTGATACATGAGTACGCAATTTAGATCTAGAGTTAAATCTGTCGTAAATTTTGGATCAGATTTAAAGGCTATTGGTACTTGTTGTTTTACAAATGGTACTAGTGAAGAATTGTCATTTTACGAATGTTTTATAAAAAATGGCACATTTATTGCTGGTACAAATGCAGAATGCCCAAATCAAGGTGAATTAGTAAGTTGTTATGCTTGCTCTTATCTTACACCTTCACAAAAAATAGCAGTAATTAATGATTCTTCTATTTTAACAAACAATAATACTATAGGTGTAAAGCAAGTAACTTTATGTGAATGTACACGAATAGGTGGTAATATTTCAGCTCAGGATCCAAATAATCCTGGAAGAGATATAAGAATTCCAAAAGCATGTTGTTATATGGATTATGATGGTGCTGGTTTTCCTATAGGAATAACATGCGAAAATGTATGTTCAGAAAAAGAATGCTCTTTAAAGGGTATAACATTTGAAAATGGACAATTGAAAAATACTCCATTGTTTACATCAAATTCTTTATGTTCTGAGGTTGAATGTGAACCGAATGCAATAACTTCTAATAACTTTGCTAAAATAGCTACTGGAAAAGAATCAAATTCTATTTTTGATATTGGCACTTGTTATACATTAACAAGAAATGATTCAGGTTTTAGTTATTCTTGTGAAATTAACATGCTTCATAATTGCAATGGATATTGGATTTCATCAAGTTATGGTGAAAATAATACAATATTTTGTGGAAATTCTTATGCTCCACAATTACCTATAGTAGAAACTGCTAGAGTTATAGAACCCGAATCCATGTCAGAAGCAGCATTTGATGCTCTAAATATACAAATAGGTGATTCATATAAAGGCGGCATCTACATTGGAAAATATATTCCAAGTTCATCTTTATGTAAAGTTTATGGTTCACTGAATTTACAATCTCCAGAAGAAAAATATTATGATGATTCTACTCCTAGAGATGGAAATCAAACTTGTGCTTTGATTGTAGATATTAATAATATAAATACAAATCTTTTAACAACTGAAGAGATATCTTCATCAGTCCCCCAAACATCTTTATCAGATGGCTTCTATAATACATATGGTAATAAGACAGACTTTTTTGGTTTAGATTTTGTAACTGTGAATACAATCAAAGGCAGAATACGTACTGGATTTGCTGATTACTATATTCCAAGTATATTAGAATTGGCATTTTTGGCTAATTCTATTCGAAATAATTCATCATTGCTTGATAAATTAGACATTACAAATTCATTATCATCATCTTCTATATTTTTTGAAGATATTACTTCAAGTAAAACAAATAAATTTAATTTCAGTAATATAATTTTTAGTTATGGTCAGATAATAAATAGTAATGCATTTGAATTTGGACAAATGCTATTAGTTCCTGGAACTAATAAATCAGATATAAGATTGTTCAGAAAGGTGATATTAACATGAGTTGCAATTGTGGAAAAAACAAAGATAATGAAAAATTCAGAACAGAAGAAATAAAAAAAGAAAATACAGTATCAGAAAAAATATCAATGGTGCAAAATTTTGCATCTGCTATTGCTTCTAGAGGTATTTCAAATGAAAAAGTTTCTAAAGCAGTAAAACAATTAAGAGTTTTATCTTGTTTTGGTAATATGAGAGAGGGTGGAGAACTTCCTCCATGCGAACATTTAAAACCAAGCACAACAACAGGTAAATTCTTTTGTGGAGGTTGTGGTTGTGGTGACAGAAAAGGAACTTGGCTTGTTTCTAATGGTGAAGAATATTCTAAGTTAGATTATCCAAAATTATCATGTCCTTTACAAATGCCAGGTTTTTCTAATTATAAAAAATCAGATCCATCCGAAGCAGAAGAACCAGTTACAAGAAGATATTATATTGAAAAGAATATCACATATAAGGATCTGGAAAAAATAGCTGTAAATGTTCCAGATAAAAAATAAATAATATCTCCATATAAATAAAATAGGAGATTTTATGGCAGCACCTAATTCAAGAGATTCAATTATTGATTATGCATTAAGAACTCTTGGTAGTCCAGTAATAGAAATAAATGTGGATAGAGAACAATGTGAAGATCGTCTAGACGAAGCTTTACAATTCTTTACTGAACGTCATTTTGATGGTGTTGACAAAGTATTTTTTAAATATCAAGTAACACAAACGGATAAAACCAACAAATATATTGATATTAATAATATCGGCGGTTGGAATGGAAATGCAAATGCAAGACCAAACGGTTCTGATATTATCTCTGTTGTAAAATTATTTCAATTTGGTAATTTTGCTAATATTGATATGTTTGATTTAAAATATCAATTAGCTCTTGTTGACTATTTCGGAATCAATAGAGGAATGAATGGTGGTGGATCTATGGGTCTTGCCTCATATCATTCAACAAAACAATATATTAAATTAATTGAGGATTTCTTTCAAGGTGAAAAGGCAATTAGATTCAGTAAAGTCACGAATAGAATTCATATTGATGGATCTTTGTCCGATATTATTGTCGGTGACTATATTGTTTTTGAAACATATGCAGCACTTGATCCAGAAGAATACACAAAAATATTTAATGATAGACTTTTGAAAAAATATTTAACAGCCTTAATTAAACGTCAATGGGGGGCGAATATGGCCAAATATGATGGTGTTCAGCTACCTGGTGGTATAGTAATGAAAGGCGGTCAGATCTACGCTGAGGCAGTAAGCGAGATCGCTGCGATTGAAATTGAGTTTATTACTTCACACGAATTGCCAGTAAATTTCTTTGTAGGTTAATATGGCAACAAATCCATTTTTCAAATATTCAAATCTAGATCAAAAGTTAATAGATGATCTCACTATAGAAACTATTAAAGTTACTGGTATTGATATTCTTTATATACCAAGAGAATATTTTAAATTGGATAATATTTTGGGTGAAGATATTCAATCCAAATTTACAAAAGCATATCAATTGGAATGTTATGTTCAAACTGTATTATCATTCGATGGTCAAGCAGATGTAATTAGTAAATTCGGCGTTATGATCACCGATAGAATGACTATTCAAGTATCCAAGACACGATTCAAACAAGAAATATATTCTAAAGATTCACTGATTGTAAGACCGAGAGAAGGTGATTTAATATATTTTCCTTTATCTGGTACTATATTTGAAATTAATAAACTAGAGGACGAGATTCCATTCTATCAGTTAGGTGCATTGACAACATATACTCTAACACTAGAAGCCTTTGTATATTCACACGAAGAGTTTAATACTGGCATTGATATTCTTGATAATGCCACGAAGGATAGAAAGTCGTATGTTTCAAGAATTCTTCTCAAAGGTATACAAGGTGGAAATTATTTACCTGGGGAATATGTGAATCATTCTGGATATACCGCAACTGTACAGCAATTTACCAAAGGTTTCAGCTATTCATATATGTACGTATTTGATGAAGTTGGTACATATGTAAATGGTATCACACTTTCTGGTGCATTGTCTGGTGCTGGATATACAGGATTCAATAGATCCGTAACTACAACTATTATACCTACTGATCCTGTTAAGGATCGTAGTGATGGTGATAATGTTGATTTTGACAATGAAAGAGCTAAAAAGGATTTATTTGATTTCACAGAAACTGATCCATTCAGTGAAGGGAAATATTAATGTTTGGAGAAAATGTATCATTTTATAATGAAACTATTCGTAAAAATATAGTTGCATTTGGAACTTTATTTAATCAAATAACTATATTACGAAAAGATAGCAATGATAATATTACAAATAGGATAAAAGTTCCTATTTTATATGGTCCTAAAGAAAAGTTTATTTATAGATTAACAACAGAAACTGGTGTTACGGATAATACACATATTCAATCGACATTTCCAAAAATGGGATTTGAAATAATTAATATTCTTTATGATCCAACAAGAAAATTGAATAGAATTTATAAGAAAAAGAGTTCTGTTTCTGGATATAACGAAAGTACATTTACTGAAATACCATATAATATTAATTTAAATTTATACTCTTTCACTAGAAATTTAGAAGATAATTTACAAATTATAGAACAAATCGTTCCGTTCTTTGCGCCAGATTTTACCGTAACGATAAATTATAATTCATTAAATGAAAAAGTTGATGTTCCGATTGTATTAAATGATGTTAGTACATCTGAAGACTACGAAGGTGATTTTAGTACAAGAAGAAGTGTTACAAGTGTTTTTAATTTTACTATGAAATCTTATGTTTATGGAAACATTAAGAGAGATATTGGAGGAATCATAGAAAATGCACGTGTAAATATTTACAATGGAATGACTATGCAATCAGCTCCTTCAAATCTTGTTTCAAGCCCAGGATATACTGGAAATGCAGAAACAGGAAGTATTACTTATTATGATGGTGTTTAATTATGTCAAAAGATCCATTTGAAAATATATCAAAAGCTTTAGAAACTACATTTGAAAAAAATCCTGAAAAGAAAGATATTCAAATTGTAAAAGAAATCAAGAGATCTAAAGAAGAAGTTCTTGAGGCTGATTTTAATTCAGCAAGAACTAATATGAAAGAACTTATTAATAATGGCATGGATGCGTTAGATGGAATTATGAAAGTTGCCTCTGCAAGTGATTCTCCAAGAGCGTATGAAGTTGCAGCATTATTATTAAAAACATTATCTGATATGAATAAAGATCTAATGGTTGTTCATGAAAAATCAGAAAATATTCAAAAAGAAAAAGTTACAAATATTACTAATAATTCAATATATGTCGGATCTACAACAGATTTACAGAATCTGATTAATAAATCACGATCTCAAGCTAAGGAATTACCTGATGTCTAGTCAATATCAGAAAAAACCTGGTTATCTTGGAAATGCCAATCTAAAACCCATTGGTGTTAAGATTGACTTTACAAAAGAGCAAGTAGAAGAATATGTGAAATGTGCTGGTGATCCTGTATATTTTGCTAGAAAATATGTCAAAGTAGTTACATTAGATAAAGGTATAACAGACTTTGATCTATATGATTACCAAGAAAGACTTATTCGTACTTTAGAAAAAAATAGATTCGTTATTGGTAAACTTGCTCGGCAGGCTGGAAAAACAACTACCGTTGGTTGTTGTTATCTTTTACATAAAGTTTTATTTAATCAAAATATGAATGTCTGTATTCTTGCAAATAAATTGAATACAGCTAGAGATATTCTTGCAAGAATTCGTGAAGCATATGAATATTTACCAAACTGGCTTCAACAAGGTATTGTTGAGTGGAATAAAGGATCTATTGTTTTAGAGAATGGTTCTAAAATATTAGCAGCAGCAACGTCATCATCTGCTGTTCGTGGTGGAAGTTACAATATAATTTTTTTGGATGAATTTGCGTTCGTTCCAACTACAGTAGCCGAAGAATTCTTTTCATCTGTGTATCCAACAATTACTGCTGGTCAAAGTACTCAAATGATTATCATTTCAACGCCTAAAGGGTTGAATATGTATTATCAGCTATGGAAAGCTGCTATATCAAAACAAAATGAATATGTTCCATTTGAAGTTAATTGGAAAGAGATTCCACAATATCCAGGCGGTCCACTACGTGATGATGCATGGAAAGAACAGCAAATCAAAAATACTTCTGAAAGGCAATTTGATGCGGAATTTAATTGCTCATTCATAGGTTCTGCTAATACTCTTATAGATGCTAATAAATTAAATCAATTAAGTTATGGTAAACCAAGACATAGAAATGGTGAAGGTTTATTGGTTTATGAAGATCCAATAAAAGGGACGGATGAAAAAGAAAATCCAGATCATCAGTATTTCATAACCGTGGATGTGGCTAGAGGGCAAGGAAAAGATAACAGTGCATTCGTAGTAGTTGATATTACTACAATGCCTTATAGAGTCGTAGCTAGATTTAAAAGCAATGTAGTATCTCCATTACTTCTTCCATCTTATATACGTGCAGTTGGTAAAAAATATAATAATGCATATGTTTTAGTAGAAGTAAATGATATTGGCTCACAGGTTGCCGACATCTTGCATAATGATTTAGAATATGAAAATTTGATTAAATCTAATTTCAAAGGAACTAAGGGTCAGACAATCACTGAAATGGGTGGTGGTAATAGACTTCTGTTAGGAGTCAGAACAACAAATCCTGTCAAGAAGTTAGGTTGTGCGATACTCAAGAATCTTATAGAACAAGATAAAATCGTTGTTGAGGATTCAGATACAATTGATGAATTAACAACTTTTATTGCAGATGGTGTTTCTTTCAGAGCAGATGATGGTCATACAGACGATCTTGTTATGTGTTTAGTTTTATTTTCTTGGGCAACACGTCAAGACTTTTTTGAAACATTAACAAATAAAGATATACGTGTTGAGATGTTCAATGAGGAAATAGAAAAAATAGAGGCTGAGATAGTTCCGTTTGGATTTATTGAGGACGGAAGAGGTGATATTGGTGAAGTCTTGAACAATGATGTCTGGTTTGATCGTAATGATCGTAAAAATAATATTTCCACTCAATTCTGGGTTTTTTAGTCAAAAAAGCTAAAAAAATATATATTATTAGAATAGGAGAAAATTATGAGCAGCTACCCAGGAGTAACTGTAAGAATACTTGATGAATCGTTAACAAGAAGCACATCTGAACTAAATTCACCAGCAGTTGGTGCAATGTTGGGTCAGGGTGGAACTTACTCTATGAAATTATTTTCTAAGAGTGCTACCGAGACAGCTCAAGGATATTACTACGTAGAAAATTTAAATGATTGGTTCAATAGATTAACTTATTTTTACAATACATATTATCCAGGATTTTCAGCAACCAATGGTACAACACTTGCTGCTAGAGATTTAGCGACCAACGGTGTAACTGGTTGGACTGATGAATGGTATCACGTTCATAACTTCTTGCAATACGGAGCACCATGTTATGTCTCATGGCAAGATTCTGGAGGTTCTGGTGATTTCTATATGCAAGATTTTGATGTAGTTTTCCAAGGTGGTACTGCCAGTACAAATCAAAGTTTTGTAAACAATGTTGTAAGTGCCAGAGCGGATGGTCCACTTCCAGTATTTGGTGTTTTAGGTGTAAATTCGAGTACTGCTCCACCAGCAGTAACTGCACCAACAGCAACATACGGTGAAAATACTTGTGCAGTTTATGGAGAAAAGAAGCACTTTAATGTCGCTGGTGATCCAACAAATCTCATAATTTCATCACTAGCTCCTGACGTAGCAGGATGTATTATAAGAACTGATAGAGATTCATTCCCGTGGTTCTCTCCAGCAGGGGCAAGAAGAGGTAGAATTAACAATGTCGCTGGACTTACAAAAGTTCTTTCAGAAGCAGATAAGGGATCTCTTTACACAAATAAAGTAAATCCAGTATTTAATGTTCCAGGAGAAGGTACACTTCTATTTGGTGATAAGTCATTGTATTCAGGCACTTCAACATTGGGATCAATAAATGTTGCAAGATTGTTTATCTATCTTAAGAGAACACTTGGTCCACTTGCAAGAGGTGTGTTATTTGAACAAAATGATGCTACTACTAGAGAAACATTTGCATCAGCAGCAGATAGTGTGCTTAGAGAAGTACAGGCTGGTAGAGGAATTTCCGAATATAGAGTTATTTGTGATGAAACAAATAACACTGCCGAAATTATAGAGGCTAAGAATTTCGTAGCAGATATTTTAGTTAAGCCAATTCCATCAATAAACTTTGTAAGACTTACTCTTACAAATAAGGATTTAAGTTCGACCCTTTAATCTAGGAGATAATAATGGGAAAGATAGATATTTTCAGACAATCTTTTAAGGGTGTAAGAGCAAATAGATTTGAAATTTTTGGTAAAACACCAGTTAATGTTGATATTCCAGATTTTAAAATCTATGCTAAGGCAGGATCTGTGCCTGGTTCAAGTATAGGAATCATTCCAGTTGGTTTCAAAGGAAGACCTGTGAAATTCTCAGGTGAAAGAACATATACTGATTGGGCAGTACAGGTATATGATTCATCAAAAACTGACCTTCGTAAAGTTATTGAAGACTGGATCGATAAAATGGATAGTAGATCAGATCACGAAGTAAATTATGATTACACTGCTGATTGGGAAGTTCATTATCAGGACATGACAAATACATCATCTACCCCATTATACAAACGTAAAATTAAACTGGTTCATTGTTTTCCAGTAGACATTTCACCTGTAGATTTGAGCTATGATGCACCAGATACATTCGCTGAATTCACTTTAACACTCACTTACGATTATTGGCAATATATCTAATGGGTAAAATAGATGATTTTAGAAAATATTTCGTAGGAGTAAAGTCCAACAGATTTAAAGTAACTGGTGGCATTCCATCTTCATTAAGATCACAAATCAATTCAAGTGTCTTTAACCAGGCACTTGAAATTTATTGCAAAGCAACTCAATTTCCAGGTTCTAGTGTTGGTTCTATAAATCTAAATTATAGAGGTAGACCTGTGAAATTCCCAGCAGAAAGATCAGCAGCTGATTGGGCAATACAGGTATATTCATCAGAACACCAATCAGAAGATTTAAGAACTTTTTTCCAAAGATGGATTGATTTCATCAACAGTGGTAATCATGACAAGATGAA